CTAACAATGGGCGATCGGAATGAACAGAATGGTGATCCCTACGAGAATCATCTGAGAATTGCAAAGATCTGGTCAGTGATTCTCGGCATCGAGGTCGAGCCATATCAGGTCGCATTGTGCATGGCAGGGTTGAAACTTGCTCGCCTTGCCCACAATCCACTCGATGATTCCTTCATCGATGGCGCTGCATATCTGGCGATCGCTGGTGAAATCAAATGAGGAATCTCGTCATTCTCGTTCCTAGCCGCAATCGACCAGATAGCATCGCTGAACTGATCAAGTCATTGGATGAGACAGAGACAGAATCTGATCTCATTGTTGTCATCGATTCTGATGAACCCCAGATCGAGGCGTATCTTGAACTCGGTTGTGATGTTCTGATGGTCGAGAAGAATGGCAAGGGAATGGCAAAGCCACTCAACTTTGCCGCCAATCATTATCGCGACAAATATCGGCATTTCGCATTCCTTGGCGATGATCACAGACCACGCACAAAGAATTGGGACACAATCTTCATCAATGCACTCGATGAATTAGGCATTGGCTTGGTCTATGGCAATGACTTGCTTCAAGGCGAGAACCTTGCAACGGCAGTTGCCATGTCTGGTGAGATTGTCAAAGAATTAGGTGGCATGGTTCCGCAAGACATGATTCACTTGTATCTCGACAACTTCTGGATGACACTCGGCAAAGACTTGAATGCTCTCCGCTATATCCCAGAAGTTGTCCTCGAACACTTGCACCCAGTTGCCGGCAAAGCCGAATGGGATGATCAATATCGAGAAGTCAACGCTCCAGAAGTCTATTCAGCCGATGCCAAGGCTTTCCATGACTACATCACAGGCGATGGCTATGTGAAATTATTGAAGGCGTTGCAAGGATGAGAGTCAGACTTCGACCTGCTCACAATGAGGCACAACTAGCTGATATTTATTCCAAACCACATCAACATTCAGGATGGGAAGACCATCGCCTTCGAGTGCAGATGACAATTGCATTTGCAACTTGGTTTGGTGATGTCAATTCAGTTGCTGATTTATCGGCAGGAGATGGAGCAATCATCATCTCCATTCCAGCAACGACTCGCTACATCGGAGATTTTGCCAATGGCTATGAATTTCACGGTGCAATCGATGAGACTATTGATCTGATTCCAAAGGTTGATTTGTTCATCTGCTCGGAAACAATTGAGCATCTTGATGACCCTGAAGCAACGCTGGCAAAGATTCGCGCCAAGACAAAGTTCTTGATTGTCACAACTCCTGATGGTGAAAACAACGATGGCAATCCTCAACATTATTGGGGATGGGATTCTGATGGCGTTCGCGAATTACTTGTTGGCGCAGGATTTGAGCCAGTTATTTACAACAAACTCACATTTGAAAATCCAAGCCTTGTTTATGACTATCAATTTTGGGGATGCAAATGAAAATTCTGATCACTGGCAATGCCGGATTTGTAGGCCGTCACTTTCAAGCAAAGTTTGAGTCGCAAGGTCACACAGTTGTTGGCGTAGATATTGTCAACGGCATTGATGCCAGAGACTTCTTTCGCAATGACAACACTTACTTTGACAAGGTCATTCACTTGGCGGCAGTTGTAGGCGGTCGAAAAATGATTGAAGGCAGTCCACTTGCCTTGGCAGTTGATCTTGCCATCGATGCTGAGATGTTTGGCTGGGCAATGAGAACAGAGCCGGGTTGCATCACTTACTTCTCATCCTCTGCCGCTTACCCGATCGACTTGCAGACTCGCAATATGTCGCTGGCTCTGCATGAATCAGACATTGACTTGATGGCGATCGGTACTCCTGACCTTTCCTATGGATGGGCGAAGTTGACGGGCGAGATGCTCGCCTCTCATGCTCGCAAGCAAGGTCTGACAGTTCACATCTTCCGACCATTCTCCGGATATGGTGAGGATCAGGCTCTCGACTACCCATTCCCATCCTTCATTGATCGTGGCAAGCGCAAAGCCAACCCTTTCCAGATTTGGGGAGATGGCGAGCAGGTGCGCGACTTCATTCACATTGAGGATGTTGTCGAGGCTTCCGAGGCAGGATGCAAGGCTGACATTGAGGTTGCCAACCTCTGCACAGGAATCCCGACTTCCTTCAATCAGCTCGCAACGCTGGTCTCGGCGGTTGCTGGATACACTCCAGAAATCCAGCATCTGCCTTCTGAGCCAGTAGGAGTCCAATATCGAGTGGGAGACCCTTGGTTTATGGAAACCTTCTACAAGCCCAAGATCAGCCTTCTGGAAGGCATCCAACGCGCCTTTGCTGGCTCGTAGCGCCATCCTCGCTTGGCGCTCGCCAGCAGAGAAGAAGAGACCCTCACTGCTTAGGCGGTGGGGGTCTCTTCGCCATTGTGGGGCAAGACTCGCCCGACTATTGAGAAAACTGCCTATTGACAGGATTTGACATGTCGGTGTTAGGATTATGCCAACAAGAAGAACTCGGATTTCTTCGCCGAACAGGGAGTAACAAATGTTGAAAATTATTGATCTCACAAAAGAAACACCAAAGTACGAAAGCAATCAAGGAAAGCATCGCTGGGCAGTTCAAGGCTCAGGTGGGCGCGAAGATTTATTCAGAACACGCAAGCTCGCTCTCGAATTCAAGAAGTCACTTGCCATTCAGGGAGTGAAATAAATGACCATGCCAATGATTCTTGCCATGATTGCAGTGTGGGGTCGCGTTTGCCGACTTCTTCCACAAAAGGCGGTTGCATAATGGCAATCACACTCGACATCATCCGCGAGGATCTCTCTTTCCTCTACACAATCAGCGACGACTGGGGCAGGTCTTGGCTTGAGCAAGGCAAGCGATTCGAGGATGTCAAAGGTCAAGCAATTGACTTCAGACTTCCCAAGGCTTACTGGCTCCCAGACTGGACAACCGCGATGATCTTCCGCGCTTATTTAGAATCCATCGATGCAACATTTCAAATTTTGATGGACAACGCCGATGGCATTGATCCTTATGTCGTACTCACAACAGAGGAGTTCTGATGACCATGCCAATGATTCTTGCCATGATTGCAGTTCTTGCAATCTTTGGCTTTGCAATTCTTCTTGAATCATTCCTCAATCGCAATGATGAGTTCATCGAAGTCAAGGAATGGCACAACTTTCGCAACGCATTCAATCAATCAAACAAAGGGGAAAAGTAATGTTGCTCCAAGTCTTCTTGTTATCAATCATTCTTGGTTTCATCATTGGATTCCTCGTTGGAGGATTCGTTGAATGGGACAAAGCCACGCAAGTCATCAAAGAATTGAAGTCTGATCTTCGTATCGCTTACCGCGAGAATGATGATCTCTATGAGGCAATCCACGCCAGTTCCCAGCCTATCCGTCAGGCTCGTGGATAATGTCGAAAGCAAAGCAAAAGGGAACTGCTACTGAAACAGCGCTCGTTCGATTCTTGCAGGGACAGGGCTTTCCCAATGCAGAACGGCGAGCGCTGGGTGGTGGTGGATTCGGTGAAGACTTAGGTGACATCACTGGAATTCCAGCGCTTTGCATGGAAGTCAAGAATCACAAGGCATATCACATTCCAGCATGGCTCAAGGAGACCGAGATCGAGCGCATCAACGCCAAAGCAGACTTTGGAATCCTCGTGGTCAAGCCAGTGGGGGTCGGAATAACTCCCGACAAAGTTGGTCAATGGTGGGGCATCATGCCAATGCAGATGATGATGGATCTGCTTCGAGATGCAGGATATGGAGATCCGAGGTGACTCTTCTGACTTTGATCAACACTCCATCCTTTCCAGAGGCAAAGTGCATGGATGCTGACCCAGATGTCTTCTTCCCAACCTCTCAGGTAGAATTGGAGCAGCGCCTTGAGCGCCTTCGTCAGATATGCGGGAGCTGCATTCATCAAACTTTTTGCCGAACATTCGCTATCAATAATCAAGAAGAACATGGATTCTGGGGTGGGACAACTCCAGAGGAAAGAAGCCATCTAACAAAGAAGAAGGAGGCTGGAACCAGAAGGTTCAGGGAGATTCAGGAATACCTATCAATGGGCTTGGACAAGCGTGAGATTGCCAGAATCCTGAAAGTTCAGGTTCAGTCAATTGATCGCACCCTTGAAAGAGCCAAGAAGAAAGGACTTGCTCAATGAGTCGTTCAGTTTCAACGATCCTCTTGAGTGCAGCAACCGCCGCGCTCTTGTTGATCATCAGCATCACCAACGGCTTGATTGGTGGACAACCCATCAAAGTTGTCACAATCAAAGTTGTCACTGTTCAAGTGCCAGTTGTCATGAACAATCAGCAAAAGGTTGAAGCATTCGTCAATGAATTGATGACCAAGCGGCAAGCCAATTGCTTGCTCTGGATCTTCAATAAGGAGAGCCACATCAATCCGAACGCCAAGAATCCGACATCTTCTGCAAAGGGGATTGGACAACTCTTGGATTCAACCTACAAGAACATCGGCTTGAAACATTCAGCCGATCCAATCGCACAAGTGGTCGCATCGATCGCCTACATCTCCAGACACTATGGCTCAGACGGCGCTTGCGCTGCGAAAGCCTTCTGGCTCAAGAACTCTTACTACTAGGAAAGGAAACAGGGGAAATGTCAACACAAATCAACACGCAGATGGTGGATCTCGATCCATCAGCAAGCGCCTTTTTGACTGCCTACATCGAAGCAAAAGCCAAGGTGAAGGAATGGACAGAGAAGGCTGACATCGCAGCAGAGCAGGTCAAAGCAGCTCTCGGCGACGCAGAAATCGGCTTGGTCAATGGCAAGGAAGCAGTTCGCTGGACTACTGTCGAGTCTCATCGCATCGACACCAAGAAGATCCGCGAAATGCTTCCTCCGGAGATGGTCGAAAAATTGGAAGTCCTCTCAGTCTCTCGCCGATTCACCATTGTGGATGAGTACTAATGTTCACTCCACTTGGAGATGATGCCTCAGCTCTTGCCGATCGCATCAAGGCAGTCATTCACAATCGCTCTGCCAATGCGCCACGCTCACAACAAAAGCGCATCGGCTTGAGCGAGGTTGGCGAAGCGTGTGTGAAGAAGAGTGCCTACAAACTGCTCGACTGGGACAAGACCAACACCAACACCGACCCTTGGGCGAGTATCAGTGGCACTGCAATCCACACATGGCTTGCCGATGCCTTTGAAGGCAATCCGAGTCAGTATCTTGTCGAATACAAAGTTGTTGTCAATGGCGAACTCTCTGGCACTGCCGACTTATTCGACATCGAAAACAAGATGGTCATCGATCACAAATGTGTCGGCGCAACATCGATGAAGTCTCGCAAGCGCGATGGAATGACTCACCAGCAACGGGTGCAGATAAATCTTTACGGCCTAGGCATTGAAAATGAATTGGGCGTTGGATCAGTGGAGAAGGTCGCTCTGGCGTTCTATCCTCTCGGTGGCAGACTCGATGGACTTCACACAATCGTGGAACCCTACAATCGCCAGTTGGCACTCGATGCCATCCAGCGCCTTGAGGACACGCAAGTCTTGCTCTGGCAGTTAGACCCAGAAGGCAATCCAAAGAACTGGGATCTGATTCCCAAGACACCGGCACGAGCTTGCTCCTATTGTCCTTGGTTCCTACCTTTCAGCAAGGATGGCTCGAAGGGTTGCTCAGGAGAGGAGAATGTCGCATGACCCACGACAAATACATAACCTGGATTGACAAGCAGATCGCCAAGAGAAAAAAGATTTACGCCAGCATTGAACGCAACTCACCCAAAGTTCCTGACCCACTTGTGGAGTTTCACGATGTCGGGATTGCCTCACTCCTCGCCAATC